AGTTGGACAAGGATAAAGTCCGAATTTTCCAAGCCTCACCCATTGCCTTGGCTCTGGGTGTTCGCATGTATTTCCTTCCGATTTTGAGACTCTTCTCCGTATTTCCGCTAGTTAGTGAATGCGCAGTTGGGATAAATTCGGAAGGGCCAGAATGGGATCAATTACATCGCTATATTACTAAATTCGGCGATGAACAGATTCTTGCTGGGGATTATTCGAAATATGATCTCCGGATGCCATCCCAACTGGTACTTGCTAGCTTCCGTATCCTCATTGATCTTGCAAAACTTAGCCCCAATTACACCGCTGATGACATCACTGTGATGGAAGGTCTCGCATCGGAAATTGCGTACGCTTATGTGGCGTTCAATGGCGATTTATACCAAGCACTTAGCGGAAACCCTTCGGGGAATTCTGCGACTGTGTTCATCAATAGCATGGTGAACAGTCTTCTGTGCCGGATCGCATTGTATTACGTATTCCTACGGAAGAAGGGTGCTAAGGTGCCTGATTTCAACAAATTCGTGAATCTGATTACTTATGGTGATGACTTTTGTGGTTCTGTGTCCAGTGATTATCCTGAATTCAATCACATTTCCATGGCAGAGATATTGGCCGAATCTGACATTATACTTACTATGCCAGACAAAACGGCTACTCCCACTCCCTATATGACAATTGAGAGTGTTGATTTTTTGAAGAGGAAGTCAAGGTTCAATGCTGAGCTTGGTCAGTTTGTTGGAGTACTAGAAGAGGACTCTATCTTTAAATCGTTACACTGCCAAATGAAGAGCAAGGATTTGAACCCACAGAATATTGCTGCTCAGAACATTGATGGAGCACTTAGTTCGTGGTTTTATCACGGTAAAGAAATGTATGAAATGCGTCGAGCCCAGATGAAAGAAGTGGCTGAGCGCGCTGATATTGACCACATGGTCCGCACTCTGAATGTGGACTATGAAATGCGAGTTGAGGAGTGGAAGGCGGTGCATGCACCTTCCGAAACTCCTAGCAACAGTTCATCTGTTGCTCAACTCTAGGCGGGTGGTCCCGTCCGCATTATGCACTTTCTGG